AGATAACCCTTTTCTGGAGGACGAGGAATGAGAAAGCCCTTCGATAAAACACTATACGATGTGGCCGACACCAAAGCTAAGAAGCAGATGGTAGGTTGGCTTAAGTTTCACGATCACTCTAATATAGCTACCAATGAGACATTCTACTTTGATATTGTCTGCACGGTAGATGGTGATCTTCCTCGAATACTCTACGAGGTAGAGATAAAATATTCTTGGAAGGGAGACTGGCCTGACTCTTGGGATGAGATACGTATCCCTGAAAGAAAGAGAAGGCTTCTCGATAAATGGCAAGAGGAATGTCCTGATGACATACTAACATTCGTTGTATTCCGAAATGACTGTAAGAAGGCTTGGCATATAGATGGTCATACTCTTCTTGAATGTAATGTGAGAGAAGCTCCCAACCGCAACATCCAGAAGGGAGAGAAGTTCTTCCACATCTCAACCAGTGATGCTTACCTAATGGATATGACCTATGACGAAAGCAGTTGTTGATATAGAAACAGATGGTCTTGATGCAACAAAGATACATTGCATAGTGGCCCAACATTATTTAACAGGAGAAACAAGACAATGGGTTGGTGATGAGTGTGCTCAATTCGGTGGATGGTCTGGAAAGATAGATCAATTCATCATGCACAATGGTATCTCTTTTGATGGTCCTATTCTTAATCGTCTGGCTAATGCCAAGATAAGACCTGACCAGATACGAGATACGCTAATTGAATCTCAGTTATATAATCCTGTTCGAGACGGGGGACATTCCCTGCAATCGTGGGGAGAGAGATTAAACTATTCCAAAGGAGAACTTAATGAGTTTGGTGAGTACAGTCCAGAGATGTTGGAGTATTGTATACGTGACACTGAGCTAACCCGAAAGCTTGGGGTTAGTCTGGAAAAGGAAGGGAGGATCTTCAGCCCACAAGCTTACGAGTTGGAACGTCAGATAAGATCTATAATAGATAGACAACAAGACAATGGCTTTGCCTTTAATCTTATGGAAGGACAAATCCTTCTAGCTCAACTGGAGGATGAACAACATCAGCTTGAAGCTCAGGCTAATGATATGTTTGAACCTACTGAGGTGCAGCTAAAAACCAAGGTTAAATATATTCCATTCAACATCTCCAGTAGAAAACAGATTGCCGAACGTCTGATGGAGAGAGGATGGAAACCCAAGAAGTTCACAGATAAGGATAACATTATTATTAATGAGGAAGTTCTATCCAAGATCAAGGACATGCCTGAAGCTAAGATGTTTAGTAGATACTTCTTATTACAAAAGAGAACCGGACTTCTTAAATCGTGGATACAAGAGTGTCAGGAAGATGATCGAGTTCACGGTAAGGTTCTTACTCTTCGTACTATCACAGGACGCATGGCTCACCACAAACCTAACATGGCCCAAGTTCCAGCAGTCTATTCTCCTTACGGTACAGAGTGTCGATCCCTCTGGGGGGTATCTAATCCAGAGACACATAAGCTTGTGGGTACTGATGCTAGTGGTCTGGAGCTACGATGTTTGGCACATTATATGGATGATAAGAATTATACAAAGATACTCCTTACCTCAGACATACATGCAGCTAATCAGAAAGCGGCTGGTCTACAAACTAGAGATCAAGCAAAGACATTTATCTATGCATTCCTCTACGGAGCAGGAGCAGCCAAGATAGGGAAGATAGTAGGTGGATCTTCTCAGACGGGGAGGAAACTTATAGAAAAGTTTTTACAAAATGTACCAGAGTTAAAGATACTTCGATCTAATATACAAAAGGCAGCTAAGAGTGGTATGATCAAGGGCTTAGATGGTCGAAGATTACATATTAGGTATGATCATGCTGCTTTAAATACTCTTATCCAAGGAGCTGGTGCAATCGTTTGTAAGCAATGGCTTGTTGAAATGGATAAGAGAATACAAAGGTCAGGGCTGGATGCTCGATTGGTAGCATCGGTACACGATGAGTACCAATTCGAGGTAGCCAAGCCCGACATTGAATGCTTCACCGGGATAACAAAAGAAGCTATCTACTCAGCACAGAAGATTCTAAATTTTAAATGTGATCTTGACTCTAGCTACAAAGTAGGAAACAACTGGTCGGAGACACACTAATGGAGAATCAATACGAATTATTTGAGAGTGTCAAATCTATAGATACCTCAAAAGAAATTAGAACTTGTATTAAATGTAATGAGGAAAAACCAATTGAATATTTTGTAAATCAAGCTGGTTCGATTAAGAAAAATGGAACCTTAATAATACAAAGGGTATGTAAAAAATGTCGATGGCGGCTGGATAGGGATACAAGACTATTAAGAAAGACTCATCCGTACCCGGCAGAAGGATATGTTTGTCCAATATGTTTAAAAACTCCAGAACAAATTATTCCCGAAACAAACGGAAACACATCCCCATTTTGTATAGACCACGATCATAACACAGGAGCTTTCAAGGGGTGGATCTGTGCTAAATGCAATAGTGCTTTGGGATTCTTTGAGGATAATGCCAACTATGTACGAAGAGCTTCAGAATATTTGGAAGAGTACGAAAAAAGTACTTGACTTCCCAGATACGAGTGTGGTATAATTCACTCGTTGCTTAGTCAGTAGTAGAACTAGGGGAATGATCCCCACTCATGGCTGCAATGGTGCAGCATTTTAAAGGAGAACAGAATGAACGATCCGATTTACATTTCCGGTAAGTGTCACTACGCTTCAATCATCGAGCCGAATACCAAGTTCGATCCGGTTTGGTCTATACAGGTTGAGGTTAATGATGACAACCGATCTGTCATCGAGGGAGCTGGCCTTCCTATCAACAACAAGGATGACGACAGGGGTGACTTTGTTACCATCAAACGTAAAGTGTTACGTGCTGACGGTAGTCAACGAGCCGCTCCTTTTGTGAAAGATTCACAGAACAATCCTTGGAATGGGAAATTGATTGCGAATGGTAGTATAGTAAATGTTAAGGCCGTTCCTTACGAGTGGAACTATGCTGGTAAATCAGGGGTATCTGCTGACTTGGCAGCGGTGCAAGTGGTGGACTTCATTGAGTACACCAGAGAGGACCAAGACTTTGAACCAGTAGAAGGAGGCTACGTGCAGGAAGATAACGTCCCCTTTTAATAACTAGAAAGGAGAGAGGGTGTCACTTTGTTTTGAATGAGGGCAGTGTGACACCCTTTCTATCTCACATGAAACAGGTAGAAACATTAGTTGAAGATATCTATAATCTCTTTACCCTTGATCCTATTGAGATGGATGAAGAGGAGGTAGATAAACATATAGATAACTTTGGTAACATGCTTAAGACACACATCAAGGAGTTCCTCTACGAGAAGCCCAGAGATCGTGCCAACCTACGATTGTCTGCCATTGGCAAACCAAACAGACAGCTCTGGTACGATCTTAATAAACCTCTGAAGGATGTACAGCTTCAACCCTCCACTCGTATAAAGTTTTTATACGGATATATCTTGGAAGAGTTATTGCTTCTCTGTGCTTCTATCTCAGGTCACACAGTAACAGATCAACAAAGAGAAGTAGAAGTCGAGGGAGTGAGGGGTCACCAAGATGCTATGATAGATGGCGTTCTGGTTGATTGTAAGTCTGCCAGTGGTCCGGGCTTTGATAAGTTCCGATATCACAAGCTTGCAGAGGATGATCCCTTCGGATACATAGCTCAGATATCCGCTTATGCTCATGCCAATGGAGTTGATCGAGCTGCCTTCCTTGCTATAAACAAATCAACAGGAGAAATATGTTTAACTCCTGTACATCAGATGGATATGATCAATGCTAAACAAAGAGTGGAATATCTTAAAGGGATGGTTACAGACAGCGTGGTACCTGATAGGTGTTATGCTGATCTTCCTGACGGTAAGTCTGGGAATCATAAGCTTGCTGTTGGTTGTATCTATTGTGGACATAAGCGAGAGTGCTGGGAGGATGCTAACCAAGGTAAGGGTCTTCGTGTGTTCCAGTATGCAAGAGGCAAAAGGTTTCTTACACAAGTTACCAAAGAACCTGATGTTGAAGAAGTAGTGAATTGGTAATGCATTGGGAATATCATCAGAGACTCGACACTAAGAATAACTTTGGGTTTGTCTATCTTATAACTCGGAAGGAAACAAAGAAGGCTTACATAGGATGCAAGCAATACTTTGTTAAGAAAAATAAAAAGAAGGTCGAGTCAAACTGGGAAGTTTATACCGGATCAAACAAGACTCTTAATGAGGAGATCGAGACACTGGGAAAGAAACATTTCCGGTTTCAGATTATAGGTGAGTATAAAAATAAACGGAGCTTACGATACTACGAGTGCTATTATCAAATGATTAATCATGTCTTAACCGCAAAACTAGAGGGAACAGATGAAGCTGCCTATTACAATAATTATATAGGTGGTAAGTTTTCCAGACCTGTTCAGGAACCAATTGAATAATATAGATTTTGAATCTCTTTACGATACAGCCCAGAAAGATCCTATTAAAAGCCTTAATTTGGCAGTAATCTTTCAGGCCATTCTTGATCTTACTAAGCCTGAGGATATTCAAGAGAATAGTATCATAAAAATACATAGAGATCAGGCTCACAGTTGGGTCTTTTCCTCTGTTGGAGTAACTTGTGAGAACTTTGAAGATACCTGCTTACTCGCAGGTCTTAAATCTGGAATGGTTCGCACATTTACACTCAACGCAATCAAATCAGGAGATATCGATGAAATCCGCCGAAAAATCAACAGTCTCTTGTGAGACTGGTTCCCACTATGAAGGTGATTTCTCTTCCTCTGCTATTATTACCTGTCCCGAATGTAATAAAGATGTACATGTATATCACTTTGATTGGACCGCACTCAAGTGCCAACACTGTGGGGCTAAAGTAGAGAAGGACAACTGGAATAGAGAAGGAACCTATGATTACCACCTCCGAAGAATGAAAGAAGATAATGCCCTGAAGAAACAAGTGGGTGGACAACATTATAAAGACTGTAATATACAACCTGTTGAGTATATATTCCAGAATGACCTTGATTACTTTGAGGGCAACGTGGTAAAATATATTACTCGACACCGAAAAAAGGGAGAAGGAAAGAAAGATGTAGAGAAGGCTATTCATTACGCTCAACTAATCCTTGAACTTTACTATAACGAATAGGTCATCCAATGTTCAAATCAAATCGCAATCCACAGTTCCGATCTAAGTTCAGTGAGGATATTTTTAATACAAAGTATTCTCACGAGGGAGCAGAAACATTCCACGAGCTATCGTGTACACTGGTTAATGATGTCTGTCAGAGTCACCTCACCGCCGATGAGAAGGAAGAACTGATAGATCATATCTCTAACCTTCGCTTTATACCCGGAGGTAGGTATCTCTACTATGCAGGACGTGACAAGAAGTTCTTCAACAACTGTTACCTTCTCAAAGCAGAGGAAGATAATCGGGAAGACTGGGCTAAGATCAGTTGGGAAGCTGAGTCTTGTCTAATGACAGGAGGAGGTATAGGGGTAGACTATTCTGTCTATAGACAAGAGGGACAGATCCTCAAGGGAACAGGTGGAATTAGCAGTGGCCCTATTCCCAAGATGCAAATGATCAATGAGATAGGCCGACATGTAATGCAAGGTGGTTCCCGTAGGTCAGCAATCTATGCCAGCCTGAACTGGAAACATGCAGACATAGATCAATTTCTGGTATCGAAGAACTGGTACGACATGCCGGTTGGCAACACAGGACAGACAATCTTTGATGTGAAGCAGGACGACTTTAATTTTCCCGCACCTCTGGACATGACCAACATCTCCGTTAACTACGATACTGAATGGTTGCTTAATTACTGGGAGACAGGGGAGGTGGGAGATGTCTTTAAAACTAATGTATATCAGGCTTTGCGAACGGCTGAACCGGGTTTCTCTTTTAACTTTTTTGAGAAGGAAAATGAGACGCTCCGTAATGCATGTACCGAAGTTACTTCTGAGGATGACTCTGATGTGTGTAATCTTGGTAGCCTTAATTTTGCTAGAATTGATGATCTTAACCAATTGCGAGAGGTTGTTTCGCTAGCTACCAAGTTCTTATTGTGTGGCACACTCAGAGCACAGCTACCCTACGACAAGGTATATAAGGTACGAGAAAAGAATAGACGGCTCGGACTAGGCTTGATGGGTCTACACGAATGGCTCATCCAGCGAGGAGGTAGGTACGAAACAACTCCTGAATTACACAGATGGCTGAAGGTTTACGAGGCTGAGTCTGACAAGACAGCTAGAGATTTTGCTGATGAACTCTCCCTCTCCAGACCCGTGGCAGTCAGAGCTGTGGCTCCTACAGGAACGATTGGAATTCTGGGTGGGACATCCACTGGTATAGAGCCTATCTTTGCTGTGGCCTATAAGAGAAGGTATCTTAAAACCAAACGATGGCATTACCAATATGTGGTGGATAGTGCTGCACAAGAAATGATTGAGATATACGATGTGAAACCAGACAAG